CTCAGCGCCCATCGCACCAGAACGGACACGCGCATCTCCTTCGAGCCCATCGGCTACGACAGCGACGGCGCACCGCTGTACGCATGGCAGCTCGACGACGAGCAGACCTGACATCAGCACCACGACAGGAGCGCAGCGTGGGTGAGCAATGGGCGGGCAGCACGCGCAAGCAACGGCTGCCGCGCGACTGGGACGAACGTCGCGAAGCCGTGCGCAATCGTGCAGGCGGCCGATGCGAGGCGACCATGCGCGACAACACACGCTGCGTCGAGATCGGAACAGACTGCGATCACGTTCGCCGAGGCGACAACCACGCACTCTCAAACCTGCAGTGGCTGTGTGGCTGGCATCACGACAAGAAGACAGCACGCGAAGCACTCGAAGCGCGTCGCAACCAGCGCGTTCCGCCCGCACGCAAGCCGGGAGAGAAGCACCCAGGACTCAGGTGACGCCAACTCCACGAACGCACCGCGCGCGAGCACACAGGCGGGGTCACCACCCCCTCCCCCCGGGTTCGTCCTGGTCGTAGAGGTGCTGTGGCTGAGGCTGTGTACGGGTCTGGGGATTTCGGCGTCCGACGCGCGTATGTGGCATACGAACCATCACGCCCCCTGACCGAAACGGCCTCGAGGGCTTCACCCGAAACGCGAGCCCAACATGCCTGGACGAGGCCCTGCACCGAAGGCCGCTAACAAGCGAGCCCGCCGGAACGCTGAGCCGGTCACGATGCGGATCCTGCCGGCGATCATCGCCGAGCAACCCGATCTGCCGTCCCGCTACAAGTCGAAGGACGACGAGGACGGCACCTGGCGCGACGAAGTCGACTGGCCGATCGTCACCGTGCGCTGGTGGGCAATGTGGCGCGACTCGCCTCTCGCCGCCGGCTTCACGTACAACGACTGGTCGTTCCTCATGGACACGGCCCTCCTGCACGCGGAGTACTGGGAGGGCAACGTCAAGCTCGCCCCCGAGCTCCGCCTCCGCGAAGCGAAGTTCGGTGCCACCCCCGAGGACCGCGCGCGGCTGCGCATCACGTTCGCGCAAGCCGAGGAAGCCGAGACGAAGACCGCGACCCGACGCGCCAGCTCGCGTGACCGCTTCGGTGGGGTGAGCCTGCCGAAGGAAGCGACGGGAGACTGATGCCCTGGCGTCCCCTCGACGGCGAGGAGTTCCCCACCCTCGGCTACCACGTCGCCGACCAGATGGCGGAGTACCTCGAGTACGTCGTCTCCCGCGAGCAGCTCGAGTTCCTGATCCGCCTGTACGAGCTCGACCCGGCAACGGGCAAGCGCGTCAAAACCCGCGCCGTGATTCAGCGGCCCCGCGGTTGGGGCAAGTCCCCGCTGCTGGCGTCGATCGGTCTGGCCGAGGCGCTGTTCGAAGTCGTCCCCGACGGCTGGGACGCCGAGGGGCAGCCCGTCGCCCGGCCATGGATCGACTTCAAGAGCATCATCAACGTCCCGATCACGGCGACGTCCGACGACCAGGTGGGCAACACCTGGGCCCCGATGCTCGAGATGGCGCGCACTGACGCGCTCGTCAACGAGTTCGACGTCGACCCGATGGACACCTTCATCGGTATCCCCGGCGGCAAGGTCGAGCCGCGCACCTCGTCCGGACGCTCGATCAAGGGCCTCCCGGGGCAGGTCGCAGCGATCATGGACCAGACCGAGGAGTGGGTCCGCGGCAACGGCGGCCTCCGCCTCGCGCAGAATATCCGCGACAACTCGACCAAGGCCGGCGGCGTCGTCATCGAGTCGCCGAACGCGTTCACCCCGGGCGAGAACTCGGTCGCGGAAGCGTCCGCGCGCGACTGGGAGCTCATCAAGAGCAAGAAGTACGTCGACCTGGCCAAGACGCGGCAGATCCACTACGACCACCGCGAAGCGCCGGCCAACACCGACGTCACCGATCCGGTGTCGCTCGAGTACGGCCTTCGGTACGCGTACGGCGACAGCTCGGACCACGTCGACGGCTGTGTCATCCACGACCCGCCCTGCGAGCCCGGCTGGGCACCGATCGAGCGGCAGATGCTGGCCTTCCTCGACACCTCCAACGACCCGCAATCCCTCCGCGCGAACTTCCTCAACCAGATCACCCACGCGACCAACTCCTACGTCTCGCAGCCCGACCTACGCGCGATCCAGGACCTCGACAAGGTGATCTCGAAGACGGAGCCGGTCACGCTCGGCTTCGACGGCTCCGAGGGGCGCAAGCCCGGCCGCGGCACCGCCGACTCGACGGTCCTGATCGGCTACTCGGTCACGCAGCGCCACCTGTTCAAGATCGGCGTGTGGGAGCAGCCCGACGGGCCGAAGGGTGAGGGGTGGCGACCGCCCGTCCTCGAGGTCGAGGCGGCCGTCCGGCAGGCGTTCAAGGACTACAACGTCGTCGGGTTCTACGCGGACCCGTCCGCTGGCTGGGCTGGCCACGTGAAGACGTGGGAGGCCGAGTACGCGAAGCGGCTCAAGGTCCGAATGTCCCGCGACGAACCGATCCGGTGGCGGCAGAAGGACCTCGCCCGGACGACGGGCACCTTCGACCAGCTCGAGTCGGCGATCAGCGCTGGCGACATCACCTACGACGGCTCGCCTGAGCTCACCTCCCACTTCCTCAACGCACGCCGCGACCCCCGCCGATCCGGCTACGTGCTCAAGAAGCCGGACGAGGACCAGGACGGCTCGAAGATCGACGCGACCTGGGGCGCGATGTTCGCTTACGCGGCCGGCATCGACGCCCTCGGCGCGAAGCTCACGAAGAAGAAGACCGCCGCCCGCCGCATCTACTGAGAGGGATCCTGTGGCCACCACACCCGCCGAATGGCTCCCGATCCTGGCGAAGCGCCTCGACGCCCGTCAGGCGCGCATCGCGAAGAACCGTTCCTACGCGAACGGCAACGCGCCGCTGCCGGAGATGAGCAAGAACACCAAGGAGACGTGGAAGGCGTTCCAGAGGAAGGCCCGCACTAACTACGGTGGCCTCGCCTGCGAATCCCTCGGCGGCCGCATGGTCCCGAACGGCGTCCGCGTCGGCGCATCCACGACGAGCCCCGCAGCAGTCGCCGCACGTCGGGTGTGGCGCGACAACCGCCTCGACGTGGTGTTCGGCGACGCGATCTCGAACATGCTCACCACGAGCGTCGGCTACCTCGTCACCGGCGTCCGCGACGGCCAGCCGATCATCACGTCGGAGAAGCCCGAGCAGGTCATCACTGCGCCCGACCCGACGCAGCCCTGGCGGGCCCGCGCGGCACTGAAGGCGTGGCGCGACCCGGACGCCGGCAAGGACTACGCCCTGGTCTGGGCACCCGGGGTCCGGCAGCGGTTCTCCCGCAAGTCGACCAACGACAACGGGACACCCGTCCCGCAGGTCGACGGCGAGTGGGAGCTCGACGGCGAGCCGGAGACCTTCGCCGGCGGCGTCCCGGTGTACGTCCTCGAGAACAAGAACGGCGTCGCGGAGTTCGAGCCGCACACCGACGTGATCGACCGCATCAACCTCGGCAAGCTGCAGCGCCTGGTCACCACCGCGATGCAGGCGTTCAAGGTCCGTGCGCTCAAGGGCGGCCTCCCCAGCCAGGACGAAGACGGCAACGACATCGACTGGGCGAAGATCCTTGAGGCCGCGCCCGGCGCGCTGCTGGACCTCCCCGAAGGCATCGACGTGTGGGAGTCGGACGCGACCGACATCCGCCCACTGCTCGAGGGTGAGAAGACCGACGCGCGCGACTTCGCCGGCGTCATCCGCACGCCGATCTCGGTGTTCATCCCGTCGGGTGAAAACCAGTCCGCCGAGGGCGCAGCGAACGCGAAGGAGGGCGAGATCCAGAAGGCGAAGGACCGCATCGCGCGTGCCTCCTCCCCTGGGGAAGGAGCACTCCTCGAAGCGCTCCGGGTCCTCGGTGTCGACGACGGCGAGACCATCGAGCTGCTGTGGATGCCGCCAGAGCACGTCTCGTTCACCGAGAAGACGCAGGCCGCCACGCAGGCGAAGGCGGCCGGTATGTCTGCCCGGTGGATCAAGCAGAACATCATGGGCATGTCGCCGGACGAGATCGCGCAGGACGAGGCCGACGCGGCCACCGACCAGCTGCTCGCCGCCACCCTGATCGGAGCACCCGGTGGCACTGGCAACGCTTGACCAGCTCACCGCGGCCCACCAGACGACGACGAAGCAGATCCGCGACCGGACCCTCGCCTTGACCGCGGCCCGGTGGGATGCGTCGCCGGACTACCGCGACGCCGACATCGACCGGCTGATCTCGCAGATCCTGCCCCAGGTGCAGGCCGGCCAGCTCGCCACCGCGACGCTGACGAACGCCTACATCGGGCAGGCGGCCATCGTCGCCGGCACCACCGCGGGAGCGACCGTCGACCGTGACGCGATCCTCGGCTACCGCGGCGTCGACTCGTACGACGTGTACCGGCGCGGCGCGGTGACGCTCTACACGGCCCTGTCGAACGGCTCGCCGTTCTCGCTGGCGGTGTCGTACGGCCTCGACCGGATGCTGACGATCGTCGCGACCGAGCTGCAGCAGGCGAAGAACCGGCAGGCGCAGCGTGCGCTCGAGGAGTCCGGCTTCTACGGCTACCGCCGGGTCCTCACCGGCCTCGAGAACTGCGCACTCTGCGCGATCGCGTCGACGCAGAAGTACAGCAAGTCGGAGCTCATGCCGATCCACCCCGGCTGCGACTGCGGCGTGCAGCCCGTCCGCGAAGCCGACGGGCCCGCGACGATCCTCGACCCGGACCTGCTCGAGCGCACCCACGCGCTCATCGACCAGAAGCTCGGCGGCACCGACCGCGGCGCACGTGATCTCGG